CGGGCTGAACCTTGAGGGCAAGGCGCTGTCCACGAACGTGGTGGCCGATGGCGGCGTGCTGGTCGATCCGCAGACGGCGGACCGGATCCGGTCGATGCTGCTGGCGACCTCGTCGCTGCGGACGGTGGCGAATGTGGTGCAGGTCGATGCGATCTCGTATGACGTTCTGATCGACCGCAGCGAAGTGGGCTCGGGCTGGGCCCAGGAAGTGCCGGCAACGGTGGAGACCGCGACGCCGCTGCTGGAGCGCATCTCGATCCGGCTGCATGAGCTGGCGGCGATGCCGAAGGCCAGCCAGCGCATCCTGGACGACAGCGCCTTTGACGTCGAGGGCTGGCTGGCCGACAAGATTGCCACCCGCTTCATCCGCGCCGAGGCCGCGGCCTTCATCAACGGCGACGGGGTCGACAAGCCGAAGGGTATCATGCTGCCGCCGAAAGTGGCGAACGCATCCTGGACCTGGGGCAACCTTGGCTTTGTGACCACGGGCGCTGCGGCCGACTTTGCGGTGACGAACTCGGCGGACTGCCTGGTGAACCTGGTCTATGCGTTGGGGGCCGATTACCGCGCCAATGCGACGTTCCTGATGAATTCGCGCACCACGGCTGCGGTGCGCCGCCTGAAGGACACGACCGGCCGCTTCCTGTGGGTGGACGGCTTGCAGGAGGGTGAGCCTGCGCGCCTGATGGGCTACCGCGTGCTGATCGCCGAGGACATGCCGGACATCGGCGCGAACACGTTCCCGATCGCCTTCGGCGACTTCCGCGCCGGCTACACCATCGCGGAGCGCCCGGACCTGCGGATCCTGCGCGATCCGTTCTCGGCCAAGCCGCATGTCCTTTTCTACGCCAACAAGCGGGTTGGCGGCGATGTCACGGACTTTTCCGCGATCAAGCTTCTGCGCGTCTCGGTCTGACGCGGGCGGCCCGGCCCCGTGAGGGGGCCGGGCTGATCCATCCCTGCAAAACGCGAACTGGCCCGGCCGTAGGCGGAGATCTGACCATGTTGTTGACCGAAGAGACCCCGGTGCCGTCTGCGGCCCTGCCGGTGGAGGAGATGAAGGACCATCTGCGACTGGGCAGCGGATTTTCCGACGATGCCCTGCAGGATGGGCTGATCGAAAGCTACCTTCGCGCGGCCCTGGCTGCGATCGAAGGGCGGATCGGCAAGATGCTGTTCCGGCGCCGGTTCCTTTGGGTGCTTGAGTGCTGGCGAGACAACGAACAGGCGCTGCCGGTGGCGCCTGTCAGCGGGATCGTCAGCGTCACGCTGGTGGACATGGCGGGCGGTGAGGTCGTGGTTCCTGCCGCCGGCTATCGGCTGGTCACCGACCTGCATCGCCCCCGACTTGCAGGGAAAGGCACCGCTCTTCCGTCGATCCCGAGCGATGGAACGGTGCGGATCGTATTTGACGCAGGCTTTGGTCCGGCCTGGACGGATGTGCCGGTGGACCTTCGGCAGGCCGTCCTGCTTCTTGCAGGGGAATACCATGAGCATCGGCACGACGGAGCGGCGCAGGCGGCGGGGTTGCCGTTCGGGGTGGTTACGCTGATCGAGCGCTGGCGGACGGTGCGTATCCTTGGTGGGAGCCGCAAATGAACGCTCCGAACCTGAACCGGGCACTGGTGCTGGAGGGTGCCACACGGACCCCGGACGGCGCTGGCGGCTACAGCGAAGCCTGGTCGGCGTTGGGCACGCTTTGGGCCGAAGTTCTCCCCGGGTCGGGAAATGACGTGCTTGGGGAGGAGCGCATGCTGTCGGCGGTGCCATATCGGGTGACCGTGAGGGGGGCGAGGGTCGGATCGCCCTCGCGTCCGAAGGCCGGGCAGCGCTTTCGTGAAGGGACGCGGCTTTTCCTGATCCAGGCGGTGACGGAGCGTGATCCGCAGGGCCGCTATCTGACCTGCTTTGCGCGCGAGGAGGTTCCGAAATGAGCTATGCAGCTGCGCCTGCCCTGCAACAGGCCGTCTTTCAGCGTCTGACCGGTTGGCCGGCCCTGGCGGGGGTGGCGACCTACGATGCGGTGCCGGCCAACGCGACCGGGACCTTCGTGCTGATTGGACCGGAGGAAACGCGGGACCAGTCGGACAAGACGGGCGCAGGGGCCGAGCATCAGATGGTGATCAGCGTGATCACCGACGCGACCGGATTCCTGTCGATCAAGACCATTGCCGCTGCGATCTCGGACGCGCTGGTCGGCGCGCCCCTGGCGCTGAGCCGGGGACAGTTGACCAGCCTTTTCTTCCTGCGTGCCTCGGCCCGGCGGATCGAGGAGGGCGAGACGCGGCGGATCGACCTGACCTTCCGGGCGCGGGTGCAGTTGTAGCCGCCCTCACCCCAAACCCCTCTCCCCAAATGGGAGAGGGGGCGCTTGCGCCGACTTTCAATTCTTAACGGAGAACCCACATGGCTGTGCAAAGCGGCAAGGACTTGCTGATCAAGATCGACCAGACCGGGGACGGCCAGTTTGTCACCGTCGCGGGCCTCAGGGCAACGCGGATCAGCTTCAACACGGAATCGGTGGATGTCACCAGCCTGGAAAGCGAAGGCGGCTGGCGGGAGCTTCTGGCCGGTGCGGGGGTCAAGTCGGCCGCGATCTCCGGTTCGGGCGTGTTCCGGGACGAGGCGACGGACGAGCGTGCCCGGGCGGTCTTCTTCAACGGCGAGATCCCGGATTTTCAGGTGGTGATCCCGAGCTTTGGCGTGATCGAGGGGCCGTTCCAGATCACCTCGATCGAATATTCCGGAAGCCACAATGACGAGGCAAGCTACGAGATCGCAATGGCTTCGGCGGGCGCCCTGACCTTCACGGCGCTTTGATGGCAAACCCTTGGGCGGGCGAAGTGGCGATCTGGCTGGACGGCCAGCGCCATGTGGCAAAGCTGACGCTGGGTGCGCTGGCAGAGCTGGAAGACGCGCTGGAGGCGGGGTCGCTGATCGACCTCGTCGAGCGGTTCGAGGAACAGAAGTTCAGCACGCGCGATGTGCTGGCCCTGTTGGTTGCTGGCCTGCGTGGTGGCGGGTGGCAGGGCACGGGGGCCGACCTCTTGCAGGTCGAGATCGGTGGCGGGCCGGTTGGTGCTGCGCGAGCCGCGGCGGAGCTTCTGGCGCGGGCGTTTTCTTTGCCGCAAGAGCCATGAGCGGAACCGGGATCGACTGGCGCGGGCTGATGCAGGCGGGCCTGCACGGGCTGGGCCTGGAGCCTGCGGTCTTCTGGCGACTGACCCCGGTCGAGCTGCGGATCATGCTGGGGCGGGAACAGGCTCTACCGCCCCTGACGCGCGCGCGGCTGGCAGAGCTTGCCGCCGCATTCCCCGATGTGACGAAGGATCAAGGCAATGGCGGATATCGGAACGATGCAGGAGCAGCTTCAGGCGCTGGAGGCGCAGTTGGGGTCGTCGGTGTCGATGGTGGCCACGTTTGACGGTGAGTTGGCACGAATGCGGGAGACCATGATCTACACCGGTCGCGAGGTGAACTCGCTGTCGGGCGGGATCAGCGGCGGTCTGCGGAAGGCTTTTGACGGTCTTGTCTTTGACGGCATGAAGCTGAACGACGCCTTGAAGTCAGTCGCCAAGACCATGGCCGACACGGTCTACTCGATTGCGTTGCGACCGGTGAGCGGCGCGTTGGGCGGCCTGATCGCGAGCGGGCTTGGTTCGGTGATGGGGGCGGGGATGCCCTTTGCCGCTGGCGGTGCCTTCAGCCAGGGCCGTGTGCGCCCGTTTGCCAAGGGGGGTGTCGTTGCGGGGCCTACGGCCTTTCCGATGCGGGGTGGCCAGGGGCTGATGGGCGAGGCGGGCCCCGAAGCGATCATGCCCCTGGCCCGGGGACCGGACGGGCGGCTGGGCGTGCAATCCGCCGGCGCAAAACCGGTTACAGTCGTGATGAACATCACGACTCCCGATGTGCAGAGCTTCCAGCGCAGTCAGGTTCAGGTGGCGGCACAGGTAAGCCGTGCCCTTGCCCGCGGCCAGCGGAACCGGTGAGGAGGGATCATGGCATTTCACGAAACAAGGTTTCCGGTGAACCTGAGCTTCGGCTCGATCGGAGGACCCGGGCGGCGCACGGATATCGTCACCCTTTCCAACGGGTTTGAAGAGCGGAACACGGCCTGGGCGCACTCGCGTCGACGCTATGATGCCGGCTTCGGCCTTCGGTCGCTGGATGATGTAGAGACGGTCCTTGCCTTTTTCGAGGCCCGCGTCGGGCAGTTGCACGGGTTTCGCTGGAAGGATTGGGCCGACTACAAGTCCTGCGCGCCGTCCGGAACACCCGGGGCGGAGGATCAACTGATCGGTACCGGCGACGGAACCGCACGGGTCTTTCAGCTGCAGAAATGGTACCTGTCCGGCCTGCAATCATACTCACGGCCCATCCGAAAGCCGGTGCCCGCAACCGTGGTCGTTGCTTTGGAAGGGGACGGCAAGGTCGAAGGGGTTGAGTACGCTTTGGACACCACGACCGGGGAGGTGACCTTCACCCTCCCCCCCGAGGCGGGGACACGGATCACGGCCGGTTTCGAGTTCGACGTTCCGGTCCGCTTCGATACGGATCAGATCATGGTCTCGGTTGCCTCGTTTAACGCGGGTGATGTGCCGAAAGTTCCAGTCCTGGAGGTGAGGATATGACCGCGGAAGCGCTTCAGGCCCATCTGGCCACCGGTGCCACGACGCTTTGCCGTGCCTGGATCGTGACCCGGAAAGATGGAGTCAGCCTTGGGTTTACCGATCATGACCGGGATCTCGTCATTGACGGGGTCGCCTGTCGTGCCGACGCTGGCCTGTCCGCAAAGGCCTTGCAGCAGACAACCGGACTTTCGGTCGACAACACCGAAGCCATGGGCGCCCTGACGGATGCATCCATCACCGAGGAAGACATCCAGGCCGGGCGGTTCGATGGCGCGGAGGTCTGGATCCACCTGGTCAACTGGGCCGCACCGGACCAGCGAACCGTCGAGTTCCGCGGGCTATTGGGAGAGATCACACGGTCAGGCGATGCGTTTCGGGCCGAGTTGCGCGGCCTTACCGAGCTTTTGAACCAGCCGCAGGGTTACGCCATCCAGCCGGGATGTTCGGCGGTCCTTGGAGATCGCCGCTGCCGCTTCGACACCACCTCGTCGGGGTTTTTTGTGGAGCATGCGTTTGCGGCCGGAAGTGACGGACTTGTCTTCGGACTGGTCGACTTTCCGGCTTTTCCTGACCGCTGGTTTGAGCATGGTCGGTTCGAAGTGCAAACCGGCGCGGCGGCCGGGCTGCTTGGGGTTATCAAGATCGACAGGATCGAGGCAGGGCTTCGACACATCGAACTCTGGCAGGCCCTCACGGTCGGACTGAAACCAGGTGACGAGATCCGGATCCTGGCCGGCTGCGACAAAAGCGCGGATACGTGCCGGAGCAAGTTTGGCAACTTCCGGAATTTCAGAGGTTTTCCGCATGTTCCGTCCGAAGACTGGCTGTCATCCTATCCGACGCAGGACCGGGTGAACGGCGGCGGCTCGCGCTTCGCGAGGTAGACGACATGACACTGCGACAGTTCATTGTGGCCGAAAGCAGAAGCTGGATCGGCACACCCTACCTTCACCAGGCGTCGTTGAAGGGAGCCGGCGCGGATTGCCTTGGGCTTGTGCGCGGTGTCTGGCGGGCCATTCGGGGCGTGGAGCCGGAAATCGTACCCGCCTACAGCGATGATTGGGCCGAACCTGCACGGGATGAAGTCTTGTTGAGAGCATCGGAACGCTGGCTTGTCCGCAAAGATCGCGACGATGCGGATATCGGAGACGTCCTTCTGTTTCGCATGCGGACAGGCAGCATTGCCAAGCATCTCGGGATCCAGACCGAGACTGTCGTCGGGGCGGCTTTTGTTCACGCCTACTCTGGCCATGGCGTGGTGGAGAGTCCTCTTTCACGGCCCTGGCAGCGCCGCATCGTGGCGCGGTTTTCTTTCCCCGATGGAGCCAAATGAATGGCAACTCTTGTTCTTTCTGCTGCCGGTGCCGCCATCGGAGCGGGGTTCGGTGGCACTGTGCTCGGCCTTTCCGGGGCCGTGATCGGTCGAGCGATCGGTGCGACCCTAGGGCGCGCAATCGACCAGAGGCTCCTCGGCGCGGGATCGGATCCTGTCGATGTCGGT